ATTCACGCTGCTTTTGCAATTCATCATCGGAAAGAGGTTTGTTCTGCTTTTCGATTTCTTCAAAGAACGGATTTTTGGGATATTCGGATTTCGCTTTTCTTCCTGCCAAATTTCGTTCTACGCCGACAATCACAGCAGAAAGCATATACTGACCGTTTATCCAATTCATGTAATCTTCGTTTCTGACACGTTGGTTGTATCCCTCTGCAATCGCATACAATATCCTTGGGTTCATTCTCCAAAATTCATCCCACGAAACCCCGATGGCGTATGCCTGTGGGAACCATTCAGCAGTCAACAACTCACGAAACGATTTGTATTTTTTTCTTATTCCGCTTCGCTCTGATTTTCCGCAGTTTCCGCTTCCGTTGTCTTGTTGGCAGCCCGAAAAAAATCAGACTGTTCCATAGCGTCAGACATAGCATCCGCCATTTCCTCAAAACTTCCACCGGAAACAATGTGTTTCTGCATTTCTTCCCCCGCTGCATTTCTTCCAATTCCAGCACAGATACCGAAATACGCCCTCATCATAGACATAGGTTTATCCTGCATGACCTCAAGAGAAATACCTTCGTCCTCCAAGTCGCAAACAAGGTTAAAATCAAATTCTTTTGCCTTATACACTTTTCTGTTAATGGTAAAGTTTTTCATTTGCATAACTCCTTTTTCTGAACAAATAAAAAAGGGATGGGTCTTTCTCCATCCCTTTAAGTTTTATTAGTAGTAATATTCGGCTGAATTGGCGTTTTCTTCGCTATCCGTCACAGCCTGTTCATTCTGCGAATAGCGTTTTATTCCCCCGTGAACGCAACCGTAGCATCCATGCCCTTATATTCTTCAATCGTCAGCGGCATTTCAACTGTCAAAAGTTCGTTCTGGCTGATTTCTGGCTGTGGAATCTGCTCGGGCGGCTGTGCCACGACAAAGAAAGAGTTTTCAAAACCAGGCACGATTGTTTCAAACCACATTCTTTTGCCGCCTGTCAAACCCTTGTATTCTGTAATCAGATTCTCCCATTCTTTTCTGGTATCGTCAGTAAGGTTTACTGTGATATTGAAAGAGCCGCCTGTGTCAGCTCTACCCTTAACGTATCTTGTGATTTCATCTTCCAGTGCAGAAGCGTCAATCTGTTCTGGCTCAATAGTAATGCCGCCGATAGTATTTATTCTTGTCAGCTTTTTAAAACTTGTTGGTTTTGTTCCTGCTGTGGTTTCCACGCCATAACCAAATGTGATTCCCAAACTGGAAATACCTGCTACTGCCATATTTCATTCCTCCTTTTTGCATAAAAAAATAAAGCCCTAAATGGCTTTATCACGTTAAACTGTCATTTGCTCCGATTACTCTTTGGAATCTTGCGGTACTTCTGTATGTATCCCCCTCATTAAATTCTGGAAGGGCAATAACCTTGAACCGCATTTCTTTGAATACGTCTGCCACAACAGACATTATTCTGCCTACATCCGATTGGCTTGTGTTTGTGAATACATCCACTTGGAAAGTTTCCAAGGTTGCATTGACGGAAAGTCCCTCAAGGTCTCCACGTTCTGCCGCCGCCATACGATGAATATAGACGGTAGGGAAGATGGCATCACTTAACTTCTTTCCGTTGCTTGTGAAGTATACAGTTGGAAATTTCGATTCCAATTTTGGCTTAGCTTTCGTTTTTACGATTGAGAACACAACCGTTCCAATATCATAAGCCCATGAATTATCACTCAACCAAACACCTCCTTTGCAACTTCCGCAATCTTTTCTGCTAATTCTATGGAAGTTTCATACATAAATGGGCGAGAGGGCATACCCTTTGTCCAGTGCCATTCGCCGTCACGAAAGTAAAACCATCCTTTTTCTCCATGATTATTTACGTCATACTTCCAACCAACAATGCCAATATCGGGATGCGGATTTTCCTTCCCGACAACGGCTGTACCGAATTCAATAAATTTTGCCCAAACGCATCCAGTGTACACAATCCACGTTGCACCTTTTTTAATAACCGTCCCTTGCTCATAATTGATACTGCTAAGAAGTTCTCCTGTATAAACAGCATCGTATTGAGCAACCTTCATTTTGGCGGTCTGTACGCCGATTTGAGCGAGTTTTTTCGCAAACTCGTTACATTTATCGGTCAAACTATATGCGTAGTTCTCAACCTCTTTTACGGCGTTCTGGATGGACTTATTGGACATGATATTGATTGATATTTTCTTAGGCATAGAACCACCTACAAAATTTCAAGTTCTTGGAATACTTTTAATATTTTTGGCGATTGTATTGCAATCCAGTCAACCATTTCCTCGTTCTCAGCCCATGCGCCATAAATTCCATGTGTATTGGAAGATAAACCACTTTCAAAAAGAAAGGCATGGACTATCTCATGCCTAAGTTTCCTTTTATTTAAGTTGATTTTCCCATCTTCCGTTAGGTATTTTTCTTTTGGATTTAACACATAAATCAATTTGTCATAGAAATTGCACAGAGCGTCCGTTGATTCCTCAAAATCAGAAAATCGTTCTGGATATTCATCCACAAACATAATTGAATATTCCTCTCCGAGAATATTTACTGTTTTGTTTTCCATACTGCACCTACTTTACATTCTTTTGCAAAAGAAACAAATCAACCGTCAGACCTTCATCCGCAACGCCCTTGACAATGTAATCGCAGCTTGTCTTATCGACCATTGCCGCTTTATACTGCACCGCTGATTTCTTCCACACCAAATCCCCGACAGACAAAGGAAGTTTTCCCTTGTCATCGACTATCTGAACGAAATTTGTTGAATTATCAACACCAAACTCCTTAATAAGAGATTCGCTCAATTTGTTGCTGATTGAAGAATAGAAGGGAACTGGTACATCGTATCCCATTGTGTATTCCCCTGTTTCTATCGGTACGTTGTTTCCGTCCACAGTGATGTATTTCAAATTGCCATCCTCGTCCGTATCATAGACAGGGACTTGACCGATTTGCTTTGCGTAGAACATCTTTTGTCTGTTAATATCGAGCATTTGAAAACCACCTACTCATGATTCATTCGTTCCTCAAGAGTATCAAGCCTATGATGTGCAGATTTAAGGCTCTGCTCCAACTTGATAATCTTATCATTGTGCTTATTGATTTCTTCTCTCATTGTGGATATTTCCGACTTTATTTCCTGTGTTGTTCCTGCGATAGCATCCAGTTTCATATTGATTCTGGTGTTATCCTTCACACGCTCCTCAATATCCTTTGTGTCTGTATGCTTGCTACTTTTCAACCCGAAAAAGACGGAAAATGCCAAAGATACTATACTTATGAGGTATGCTATTTCGACTTGCATTTCTGTACCGCCTTTCTGCTTAATAATTGTGCATCAGCCCACCGCCACATAATACGATGCACCCCTGCTGCCGTTTCGTTAAGAAATAGAAATTTATCGAATTTAATTGAAAATTAAGCGGAAAATTTAATTAAATTTCATTTATTTTCGATTAAACTTTCATTATTCTATAGAATTATTGAAACTATACTTTACACTTTGAAACAGCAACGCACCAAAAACGACTAAAGGGGTC